CCCTGGGATCGAGATCATTTCGCCCCGACGGGCTGGAGCGTCGAAAGCGCCCTCTCCGGAGATAAAAACTCCGAAGTCAGACGAATCGACGCCGTCATATGTTAGATGATTTAATAACCCCATGCTTTAACCCTCTGTTTTTCTAATCTGACAAGTCGCTCCTCGACGGCTGCCGCGAGCTGATTAATATCCATACCAGGAGCGGCGTAAACATTGATCGTCACGCCCTCGCCTCCTCCGGCTGCCGCTGCTATTGCGTCGAGCTTTTTCCATAACTGATCAAGCGGAACGACCGCCTCAGGACCCGCTTCACCAATACCGGCGATCGTCGGCTCGTCGAAAATACCTCCGGTTTTGTACCAGCTGACCGATACATGAGGAACACTCGGAGGCGTGAGCGACAGCTTTCCGGATATGCTGAAATGCGGGAGTTTGATGTGCGGGAGGCTGAAATGTGCTCCGTTGATTATTCCCTTGATCTTACTGATTGCAGCGCGGACCAAACCGACCGCCGTTTGTATCGGATTCGTGATCGCGTTCTTGATAGCGTTCCACGCAGCCGAAACGGTTCCCTTTAAGCTGTTAAACGCTCCGGAGACCGCTGACTTGATCGCGTTCGCTGCCGTGCTGACCGCCGACTTGATACCGTTCCAAATCGCGAGCGCCTGAGCCTTGATCCCGTTGAAGATCGCCGCAACCTGAGCCTTGAGCGCGTTCCATTGTGCAACGACCCAATTCTTGACCTCTGTCGCCTTCGCTTTGATCGTGTCCCAATTCTTATATAACAGGACGCCGATCGCGATGAGCGCGGCAATAATAGCGATCGCAATTCCGACCGGACCCGTCAGCGCTGCAAATACTCCTCCGAGAGCACCGAGAGCCGGTCCTAATGTTCCGACCAGCGAGATAATTGATCCGATCGAGCTCGCTATCGTTCCGATGATAACGAGAACCGGTCCGATTGCCGCAACGATCACTCCGATCGTAGCGATAACCGTCTGCATAGTCGGAGACAAACTGTTAAACCAATTAACGAGCACCTGGAGACCCGCGACGACTTTCTGAATAACAGGAGCCAGCGCCTCACCGAGAGACGTCAGCAAAACGTCGAGACCCGATTTCAGCTGTTCGATGGATCCAGCGAAACCGCTCATCATGGCGGCTTGCATTTCCATAGCTGTACCGTTCTCGCCGAGTGCCTGGTTAAGAGCGTCAACGTCGCCCGGAGCCGTATTGATCAGAGCGAGCCACGGCGCCATTTGGTTTTTACCGAATATCGCCGAAGCCGCCGCGATCTGTTCCGATTCTGACAGCTGACTAAATGCGTCGTGTAATTCCTTTTGGATTGTGACGCTGTCCTTCATGGTTCCGTCGGAATTCGTTACCGAGATCCCGAGCTTGTCCATCATCGCCGCGCCTTCCTTAGCCGGTGAGACGAGACGAGCGAGACCCGTTTTCAAACTGTTCGCCGCCTTGTCCGCGTCGATTCCGTTGTTCGCCATAACGCCCATATAAAGAGCCGCGTCCTTTACGCTGTAACCGGCTGACGAGAATATCGGAGCCGCTACGCTCATCGCATGAGATAAACTGTTCACGTCCAGCGCGGAATTATTACAAGCGTTTGCAAATACGTCCGCATAAGTCGCAGCCTGATCAAATGACCCATGAAAGCCGTTGATCGTTGCGACGAGTCCAGCCGATACGGTGTCGAGCTCTCCGCCTTCGCCCGCTGCGAGTGCCATAGCCGGAGCGAGTGCGTCCGCTGCCTGTTCCGCTGATAGTCCAGCCCTGGCGAAATTCAGAGTCGCCGTTGCTGCGTCACTCATTCCGTAAGTCGAGGACGCTGCCGCTGATTTCATCGCCTTATTGAGCAGCTCCGCCTCTTGTGCGGAGTTTCCCATTGTGGCGTTAGTCAGCTGCATAGTCTTGTCGACCTCCGCGAACTTCTTAGCCGCCACGGTTCCGACCGCTGCGAGCGGGAGCGTTACCTTCGTCGTGAGCTCTTTACCGACCGCCGTCATTTTCTGACCGACCGCTTTGAACTGTTCTCCGAGCGCTGTGAGTTTAGCGTTCCCGACCTTCCTGAGCTCGCCCTCGAAGTGTTTCAGCTTCGACTCGGTCTCGATGATCTCTCTCTGTAGCTTTCTATATTCCGCCGAATTCTTATCGACTCCGGAGGCGTCCATTTGAGCCTGTCTCTGTTTGAGGAGATCGAGCTTTGTCCGTGTCTCGTTGATCTTCTGCGTGAGGAGCGTCTGTTTCTGTCTCCATAGATCGACGCTCGTCGGATTGAACTTCAACGCCTTGTCGACCTGACGGAGCTCTTTATCGATCGCCCTGGTGCTGTTCGAGACCTTCCTGATCGATTGCTCGAGCTTCGAAGTATCGCCCTGGAATTCGATTGTTATTCCTTTAATGTTTCCAGCCATACCTTTTTACCTAACCGAAAAACGCGTTGATCTCGTCCTGTGTCGCCTTGTGTCGCTTTCCGCGCTTCTCCTCTCGCTTCGCCTGTTTCTCCGCCCTCTTTTGACGGTTATTAAAGGCGATCACGAAATCGACGACCTGACCGAGCTGCATTTTTCTAATATCTGTGATTGTTAATCCTCGTTCGAGTCCGGCGAGGATGATTGTGTCGAGATCGATGTCGGCTGAATTCTCTTTTTTAGATCCTCCAGCCTCTTCAAGTTTTTTGAGCTGACTACTCCCTTGAAGATCAGACTAAACACTTCCGGAGCGACGACGTCGACCGGGAATGTCTCAAACTGTTCAATCCATTCACGCGGCGCCGGAATATCCTCGTCCGCACACTTAGCGAGCGCCCAGGTGATACAGATCAGATCCGTAAACTCGAAGCCTCCGAGGTGGATCGCTGCATTGAGGAGTGAATCACCGTCCGCCAGCTTCGCGAGATCTGTCAGCTCAATATCGTCCGTTTTGCCGGTCTCGTTGATGATCCCCGAAATAATGTCGAGCGCCGACGCGAATAACGGCATAATCGTCGGTATAATGTCGCGCCCGAACTGATCTCTATAAACAATCGCCCAGCTGACATTATTGTTCAGCTTGACGCTTTTCTTTCCGATTTTGATAGTTTTCTCCATGATCAAACCTCCCTTATAGAAAAATAAGAGGCGACCCTCCTGAGCCGCCTCCTGTCCTTTGACCTTATTCCGATTCGAGAACCGGAGCGGTCGGCGCTGTGAAGAGAGTCGCGTAACCCGCGTCGCTCGGTTTGTAGCTTGCCATTGAAACGCCTGTCGCGTTGTCTCCGGTAACTGTAACCGCGAGAGTCTCCGTTGCTGGTTCTCTCTCCTCTTCGATTGTTGCGAACTCCCTTGTGATCGCTCCGAGGCTTGCGTTATACATGATAACTCTGCGAGCCTCAACGTCGCCCTCAACCTGGAACGCGAGATATACGTTCGGCTTTGTGGCGTTCTTTACATTAGCGAGTCCGCCGTCGTCGAGCCTTCTATATCCGAGGAACTGAGTTTTGAACTCATCGTCGAACTTAGCGACTTCGAGATCGCCCTCAAAGGATCCGCCGGAATAACCCGCCCAATAAACAATATTGTCAGCGTAGAAATTCGTCAGCTCGCTCTGTTCCTCAGGAGAGAACGAAACGGCGCCCTTCTGATGATACGGAGTCCCGAGCGTAACATTTCCCTGATCGTCGACCGTGTATGTTCCGACGTGCAGCTGACTAATTCCGAATTCTACTTTGTTAGCCATTGATTTAACCTCTTTCCTTTATACGTTGTAATAGATCACGAAAACGCCCTCGTCCTCGATATAAACGTCCTCGCTCTTATCGTACAAATAGCCATTTGCGAGGAGCAGCTGCTCGATCTGAGCCTCAGCGTCCTCGTCTTTCTTTGTGAAATAGTATTCGATCTGATAACGGTTCCGCTGGTAGTAATAAGTGTTATCAGCTTCGAAATTGTCTTGTCCTCCGCCCAGGTAAACGATATAAGGCGGAGCTGCCGGAGAATTCTCCTCGTCAAAATGCGAATAAGCACACGGGAGACCGGTCTGCTGTAAGATCTCGAATAATGTCATTATTTCAGTTTCCTCTCAATTCTCTGAACAAGATCGCCCTCAGCCCATGCAGCGACCGGAGCGATATGTTTCCGAGCGGCGACTCGTCCATAAGTGCCTTTTTTATTCCGGATAACGTGTCCGTTCTCAAGCAAATGAGTCAGCCCTGGCATTTTCTTGTTGTAGACGACCGTCGTGTCGGCGTCGAGCTGTTTCGAGCCCCAGCCGGACGCATAAGCGCCGGTTTTCTTCGGAGAGCCCGCGCGGAGCTTCTTACTCGCGTCCCGAGCCTCTTCTTTCATGCTCTCCCGCGACACCTGTTTGACCTCGTCGTTATACTCGTCGAGGATCCTCTGCATTTGAACCGTTACGCTCTCAGCCATTGTTGACCCTCTCCTCACATATCAACGAGATCCCGTCCCGCTGCGCGTTCCAATCGGTACGGATAACGCTGTACTCTTTGCCCTCATATTCGAGGACCTTTTGCCCGGAATAGTCGTCTCTGTTCGTTATAAACAACGTCAGGGACGGCTTGAGACCGAGCTGAGCGGCGTTATAATACTCCGATTGGTAAACGCCTCGAGGCTGAACGAAAACCTCCGTCTCGATGACCGGCGTCGTCTTATTCCCGTACTTATCGTAAGTCCGTTCTCCGAATG